TCGTAGTGCATAACGTGACCACGACTACTTTGGTTGCTCAAACGCAGAGTGGAACAACAGCCCCAGCTTCTGTTCAGTACACAGACACCGCAAGAACGATTTTCTGTAACATCACCAATACAGTCGATGCAACAACAGCAGGTTCTTTCACATTCATCGTTGAGTACGTTCAAATTGCGTAATTGATCTAGGAGGGGGAAACCCCTCCTTTTTATAAAAGGAGTTTCACATGGCTGCTTCTATTACAGCAAAAACTGCTACAGCTACAGGCACATTGCTTGGTGGTCGAACCCGCTTAAAGTCTTTTGTGGTTCGTTCCGCTAGTAGTGGTTCCCCTGCGGCAGTATTTAAAACTGGCGGCTCGGGTGGCACAACACTTTTAACCATGACATTTGTGACAGGTGATGACACTCAAATTACTATTCCCGACCACGGAATGATATTCGATGACGGGTGTCATGTTACACTTACAAATATAGACTCGATAACTGCTTTCTTTGGGTAGTCCTATGGCTCGTAAGAAAAGTAAGATGCCGCCCCGTAACAAGAAGAACTTTCGTTCAACGAAGGCTGGTGCAGGTATGACCAAGGCTGGTGTGGCGGCTTACCGCCGCGCCAACCCCGGTTCTAAATTAAAAACAGCCGTTACTGGTAAAGTAAAAAAAGGTAGCAAGGATTCTAAGAGACGTAAATCGTTCTGCGCTAGAAGTGCAGGACAGATGAAAAAGTTTCCGAAAGCTGCTAAAAACCCTAATAGCCGTTTAAGACAGGCTAGGAGAAGATGGAAATGTTAACCTCTCAGTTTATAGCAGGAACCATCTTTGTTGCGTTTGTGGGTGCGTGTGTCACGGGACTCACATGGATATCATCAACTCTCATTGAGGTTGATAAGAATGTAGCGGTCATGGCTATGAAGATGGATGCTAACAACGAAAAGGTAAGTCAGCTTCATGACATGATTAGACCAATGTGGGAAGAGTTCACGGGAAGGACATATGATGGCAATCTCGCGAAGTTCTATACCGCAACAGATAACTAAAGGTGGGACAATGGCAAAAGATGCATGTTACCGAAAAGTTAAAGCAAGATATAAGGTCTTTCCGTCAGCGTATGCTTCAGGAGCAATTGCTAAGTGCAGAAAAGTTGGAGCCAAGAACTGGGGAACTGGAGGAAAGAGTAAAACAACTAAAAGGAAGAGTAGTTCTTCTAAAAGAAAAGGTAAGACCTATTAATGTCTGAAACTAAACCAAAAAGAAAGTTTAGAGGAAAACCTGTCAAGGGAACCGCCGTGGCTCGAGGTTGTGGTTGTGTTTTGCCTAGGCGCCGAAAGAGAACTAAGGGTTCAGTGGAGCAGTCGTAATGGCAGTTCGTAAAACAAAAAAGGGTGCGGCGCTCAAGCGTTGGTTTAAAGAAGATTGGAAGGATGTTCGCACTGGTAAGCCTTGTGGCAGAAAGAAGGGTGAAAAACGTGGTGTCCCTTATTGTCGCCCGTCTAAGCGGGTTTCATCCAAAACGCCGAAGACAGCCAGTGAATTGTCTAAAAGCGAAAAAAAGAGTAGGATATCTCAGAAGAAGCGTTTGGGGCAGCCTGCTGGCAAGCCTAAAAGAGTTAAATCCGTCAGAAGGAGAAAAAAGTCATGAAGGGCATGAAAAAGAACAAAAAAGGCTACAAGGATGGTGGCATGGTCAGCCCACGCAAAGCCATGGCTATGGGTTACCAGATGGGCGGCAATGTAGATGTAAAAAGAGCGCAGCTATTTGCGCAAAATCTTGGAAACATGATGCAGGGTTCTGTTCCTACACGGAAGCCTAGAGGAACAATGTAATGGCAACGTCTGGGTCAAGAGACTTCAATCTTGATGTCTCTGACATTATCGAAGAAGCGTATGAGCGGTGTGGACTAGAAGTGCGCACCGGTTATGACGCTCGCACTGCGCGCCGATCTATGAACTTGATGTTCGCAGATTGGGCGAACAGGGGCATAAATCTCTGGACAGTGCGTCAAGCTACGATAACATTGACTCAAGGACAAGCTACTGAAACATTAACTGCTGACGTAGTGGATTTACTTGAAGTTGTTATCCGGCGTGGCGGTACAGACTACGACATAAACAAGATTAGTCGTGGCGACTACTTATCTGTGCCGAGCAAAACAACTACAGGGCGCCCGTCTCAGTTCTATTTTAATCGTCAAGTTCTACCTCAGATTACAATGTGGCCTACACCTGAAAACAGCACTGATCAGCTTGTGTATTATTACATTCGGCGTCTTGAAGATGCTGATGCATTGACCAACGATGTAGAACTACCTTTTCGTTTTCTGCCTTGCGCAGTTGCTGGAATGGCGTACTACATTGCCTTGAAAAAAGCTCCGGATCGGATCCAGTTGTTAAAAACGGTGTACGAGGAAGAGTTCCAACGTGCCGCAGATGAGGACGAAGACAGGGTTTCTCTAAAGTTGCAGCCTAGTATTCAGTATTTGAGGGTCTAATGAGCAACTATGCTTCCGGAAAAGATGCTTATGGAATATCTGATCGTTCTGGATTTCGTTACCGTTTGAGGAATATGAAAGTTGAGTGGAACGGGCTAAAGGTTGGTGAAGACGAGTACGAACCAAAGCACCCTCAACTTGAACCAAGACGTAAAGCACTTGATCCACAGGCGTTAAGGGATCCCAGACCAGATGTAAAAAACCCTTTCCCATCTGTAACAATTACGTTCCCCATCTTTAGTTTGACTACCATAAGATACGAGCATATTGTTCCTGCCAAAGGCTTTCTTGGTGATGTGGGTGTTTTTACGACTGAAAACGTAACTGTTCCAGTCACAGGTCTTTCATCTACTAGCAGCCTAGGTTCTGTTACTGTGAGTATAACATGACATATACCTTAACAACTTTAAAACAAGCTATTCAAGACTTCGTAGAAAACGATGAGACTACGTTTGTAAGTAATCTGGATAACTTTATACGCAACACGGAGGAACGTCTTCTAAAGCTGGTTGATCTTGATTACTTTAGAAAAAATGTTTCAGCCAGTATGACCGCGAGCAATAAGTTTTTAGCTGTTCCTGCGGATTACCTTGCTACATTTTCTCTTTCATTTACAAAAAGTGGTTCAAATGTATTTTTGTTGCAAAAAGACGTTAATTTTTTGCAAGAGTATTCGCCTGATGCCACGGTAATTGGAGAGCCTAAATATTATGGAGTATTCGATGTAAATAACTTCATTGTAGCGCCTACTCCAGATCAAGCCTATAGTACAGAACTCCACTATTATTACAGGCCTGCTTCAATAACCACCACAGGCACATCATGGTTTGGAGATAACGCTCCAGATGCTCTGCTATATGGATGTTTAACAGAAGCATACACCTTTATGAAAGGTGAACCGGCAGTCATACAAATGTATGAAAAAAGATTCGTAGAGGCTGTTACACGCCTTAAAATATACGCAGAAGGTGTCGAAAATACAGACGCCTACAGAATAGGGTTAACAAGAGTTCCTAAACAATGAAAAAAAATCTTGCGGGTAAAAGTGTTGCCATTTTAGGGTTGGGTGGCAGCATTCATGATTATGTCATGAATAAAATCAACTCAGCAAAATTTGATGAAGTATGGGGCATAAATAGTATTGGTGGGATCATGCATGTTGATCGCACTTTTATGATGGATCCTGCTAGCAGATTTTTAGATGACATAAAGGCTGGAACTCAGACCGGCATTGCTCAAGAGTTCTTATTAAAAACTCCTAATAAGGGTCCTATTTATTCTTGTTGCTTAGATGAGAGGGTTCCAGAAATTGAACTGTATCCTTTGGCTAAAGTTATACAGGATGTTGGCTATGCATATTTTAACAACACAGTGGCGTACACGTTGGCATATGCGATCCACAAAAAGGTTGAACAAATCAACTTGTTTGGCATAGATTTTAGCTACAAAAAAAACATAAACTTTGCAGAGGCAGGAAGAGCTTGTTGTGAGTTTTGGTGCGCGATAGCGTTGGCTAGAGGCATAAAAGTTGTAACTGCAAAAACTTCAGGGTTTCTTGACACTAATGTTCCAGCTAATGAAAAGCTATATGGATATCATAGACTTGATGATCCTTTAGTGCAAACCATACAAGATGGTCAAATAAGTATTGTTCCTCAGTCTCAACACACGCAACAAAAAGAAGAAGAACTGACATCTCCAGAAGCACTCGATGCAAGAAGTCCAATTCTTATAGGAAGACATGATGTACCGGGAGTGACATATA